AGTAGTATCTATTCTTATATAGTCTTAAAAGGCACCAGGAGTAGGTAATGAAGCTTGTGGGACTGCATCTGGATTAGTCTGTGGTGAAAGATCACTAGATCCTAAAGGAAGATTACCACCACCTAAACCCCCAAGAGATCCAGTAACTGCTTCCATAACCTGAGATTTAACGCCATCAATGATGGATGCCCTATTGAGATATACGTATACCCCACTACCAACAACGGCACCAGATACAGCGAAAGACGCAAGAGCAAGTACATTAACTATTTTTTGCATTTTTTTTAATCGAGTAATTTATTTAGCAAAACTATTATAATATGCCTTACAATAATTGACAAGCCCATTAGTAGTTACTTGCTTTTCACACCAATCATCCGCACAAGCATATATCACTTTATTGTTATCAAAATTTTTCATTAAGATTGCCAATACTTGTTGCCTGAACTTTAGTTTTTCATCAGAATACTTATCTTCAGTCATACTTACTTCCCTCACCAATATATTCTAATGAGATTACTTCCTGATCATCAATTTCTGGATTTACCCATTCATAAAATTCCTGTGCTATAGCATTAGAATCTTCAAATAAATCAATATCATGATCATGAATTGATCTACTAGATAAAACTTCTATTCTATCAAGTGCCCAATCATGCGTGTGTCTAAGTGTTTTCTGCAAAGTTTCCATAGTCCTTTCGCATGTACCTTCCGAGAATGTTGCTATTATAGTATGCTGGTGTCCCATCGTCAAGAGATTCCATTAATACATTATTTACAAACAATTGTTTAGTCTCTTCATAATTTACTTTACCAAGAGTTTTATGAAGACTAATTATTTCTCTTCTGAAAATTGAGCGTCCAAACTTTTTAACGTCGTCTTTAAGTTCTTTAGAACTTCCGTAGTAGCGTTTCCAGTCACTCTCAGACGTAACCTTTCGTTTCCCACCTCTAGGCTTTCTACGACTGGTAAAGTATTTTCTACCGATGTACTTTTTCCCAGTTTGGAGATTTGTAATGCAGTAGACGTAACCGAAGAAGTCGCCAATATCATCAGAAGTGAAAGCTGTACCTTTGTAGTACCAGGGATTTTCATAATCGCTTTCACCCACGCTGGTCTTTGTGGAGGTTTCCATCCCATAATTTTCATTTCGCTAAATTCTATTTAGTATATTCATTGTATCTTTATATGTGTTAACTTTATATGCATATCCACCCCTTTTCTTTACTGCTTCTGCTAAAGAATAATCATTTCCACCTTCTTCCATTCTATCACCAAAAAAATATAACTTATCATTATCACTAAAATCTCTCAAAATTTGACTCTTATCACTACCACAAGGTCCAAGATCAAGACCTGTTTGACCACCTAATGCTACAGATAAATTTGAAAATGAATTTCTAAGTCTATCTGCTATATCTTCTCTTTCCAATCTTTCTTTATCCCATTTAATATATTCTGCTCTACCTAAAGTTGGATCTTCATCTCTACCCAGAATACTAAAATTAACTCCACCAGGTCTTCTTTCAATATGATTTCCATTACGAATAGGAAAACAACTATATGCTAATTCATCCATTAAAAAATTCTCTACATCTTTTGGTAGTTCCCAATCATCCCTATAAACATTCTTATCCTGTTCATAAACATCACTACCAGAGCAATTATATACTCGTTTGGCTGTATAGAATATATCTAATCCCAATTGTTCTACAGTCTTCTCTCTATCACTACCAGTAACAAGATAGACATCATTTTTACGACAAAATATTAAAAAAGGTGCCCAGAATTCATGTTCAATTTGTTTTCTACTAGGAGTTAATGTACCATCAACATCAAAAATAAATTTTTTATCCTCCTGCAAAATCGTCCCAGTCGTCGCAGGGAGCTTCTTTGTATGCATCATAACAATCTTCCAAACTATAGTTTAAATCCTGAGAAGGAGTTTTCATCAACATCTTGTTTGATTCCTCCGACAATGTAGGATTCAACTTCTGTTTCTTGAGGTGCAACTTGGAGTCCTTTTGAGGAAATCCAATACTCTGTCCAAGGTAATGGATTATTCTTTGCAGATATATCATAGATTGGTTTAACTCCGATTGACTTCATTCGACGATTAGCAATCCACTCAACATACTGATGAAGTAATTTATCATTAAGACCTATCATAGATCCTTCTTTAAACAAATACTCTGCCCATGCTTTTTCTTCATTGACACAGTTTTCAAATGCTTTAATTAACCAAGGTTCTTCTTGCTTAACTATTTCAACCATTTCAGGATCATCACCTTTTCTCCAATTATTTAATATGTTTTGTGTAATTGCCAAGTGTTGGTTCTCATCTCTTGCAATAAGAGATATAATCTTTGCACTTCCTTCCATAAGTTTGAGTTCACCGAAAGCAAAAGAACAAGCAAAACTAACATAGAAACGAATACCTTCAAGGATGTTAACATTAGCAACTGCTCTATACAAATATCTTTTTAATTCTCTAACTGTCCATTCTGAATTAGGATGAGTCCTCATATCAGGTTTCCAAGCATTACTCTGATCATATTCGTGTGCATAATTTATAAAGTCATCATATGCTTTAGTAACACTTGCAGCACGTTCTAGGATTTTATCATCTCTAAGAATAGTATCAAATACTTCAGCAGGATCTGAGTAGATATTCTTAATAATATATGTGTAAGAACGACTATGGATCATCTCCATAAGTTGCCATATATTCATACATGCTTCAAGTTCAGGAAGAGAACAGTATGGAGCAAATGCCATACCAGGAGCACGTCCCTGTACACTATCAAGCATCGTTTGATACTTTAAGTTAGAAGTAAATATATGTTTTTGCTCTGGACGCAGCTGCTGATAATCTCCTCTATCTTTTTGTAGAGAAACTTCTTCTGGTCTCCAAAAGTATCCCAATTGAGATTTAGTTAAATTCTCAAATGCAGGGTACTTATAAGAATCATAACGTTGAACACCTAAAGGTTGACCAAAAAACATTGGTTGTTTCTTAGTATCAACCTCTTCAATATTAAATACCGTCATTCCTTTTATTTCAGATTGCACAAGATTCACAAGTCTCCTCCTCAGAATTCATTATATCATCAACCAAAGATTCTAATTTAGTATGTCCTTGAATACCAACATCTTCAGAAACAGGTACTGATAGATCAATTTCATCAGTCTTAACATCATAAGTGTTCTGATAATAAGAAGTCTTCCAACCGTACTTATATGTAGTCAAAAGATCTTGTGCCATTACACTAACAGGAACCTCAGAATTTTCGTAATGCTCTGGATTATAACTCCAGTTTCCACTAATCGCTTGGTCAAAGAATTTCTGCATAACTGCAACCACATTAATATAACCAGTATTGCTAGGCATATCCCAAAGTAACGTATAATTATTTTTAAGAGATCCATATTGAGGTACTATTTGTTTGAGTGGTCCTTTCTTACTCTTTTTAACGGACAAGTACCCTCTAGGAGGTTCTATACCATTTGTTGCATTACTAACGACTGAAGAAGATTCTGAAGGCATTTGAGCAGACAATGTGCTATTACGAATACCATACTGCTTTACTTCTTCTCTAAGTGATTCCCAATCATATTTTAATTTATTAGGAACAATATTATCAACATCTTTTTTATAAGTATCAATCGGAAGAATACCTTGAGCATACTTAGTTCTATTAGAGTACTCACAAGCACCCTTTTCTTTTGCAAGATTTACAGAAGATTTAATAAGATAATACTGAAATGCTTCAGTTAAATCATGAACTAATTCACATGCCTCTGGTTCATCATATTTTACACCTTGTTTAGCAAGATAATGTGCTAATCCAATAAAACCTACTCCAAGAGATCTACGTGCTCTGGTGGCGATTTCTGCTGCCTTGACAGGGTATCCCTGAAAATCAATGAGTTCATCAAGACTTCTAACACTAAGATCACATAAACTTTCAAAGTCTGAAAGATCTCTTAATTTTCCAATATTAATAGCAGACAATATACACAATGCTATTTCCCCATTACCATCAATATGCTGTATGGGTTTAGTTGGAAGTGTAATCTCTTGACATAAATTACTCATCTCAACTTTATCTTGAAAAGAAGAATGAGAATTACAATGATCTATATTCATAATATAGATTCTACCAGTCTCTGCTCTTTCCTTTAAGAGTTCAAGAATTAATTCCTGACCACCAATTGTGGTTCTAGGAATTGATTCATCATTCTCATATTTTACATATAGTTCGTCAAAAGCATCTGTACCAAAACTATCATAAAGCCCTGGAACATCATGAGGAGAAAAAAGCGAGACCTCCTCATTGTCGATAAATCGTTGATAAAATAACGCACTTAACTGGATGCTGTAGTCGAGTTTTCTGACTCTGTTGTCTTCTGTTCCTTTGTTGTTTTTGAGGACGAGGATG